ACTTTTATATTTTCACGCACCAACGGCCACCCGCCATTCCTGATGCGGCTTTGAGCAGCCATTTCGGCCGCGATCGAGTCGCGCCGAGCGCGACCGGCATCTAACTCCGTGCCAAAGACCCTTGTTCGCAAGGATGCGCCTTCGCCGCATCACGATGTGCTGCGCAAGACCGGGCGCAACCGCCAGCCGCTTCGGCTCACGGAGATGCCGCAGTGGCACGGCTGGCGCCAGCAAGACGAGGCGGCACGGATAGCCCGCTGGATCGAGAAGCATCTGGTTCTGCCTCGCGGCCATGGCGCCGGCCAGGCGATGAAGGTGGCGCCCTTCCAGCGCAAGTTGCTGGACGAGCTCGTCGATTCGCTGGCGACCTTCATCTCCATCCCGGCGGGCAACGGCAAGACGATGCTGATGGCGGCGGTGGCCCTGGAGCGCATGGCTCGAGGTGACGACTACGTCGAGGTCGACGTGATCGCCACGAAGGAAGACCAGGCCCAGCGCATCGTCGAGGCCTGCATCCAGCTCATCGAATGCTCACCGGCGCTGCAGCAGCACGAGGGCCAGCAACTGTTTGAGTTCTGGGTCAACACTGCAACGCTCGAGTACCGGCCTACCGGCTCGATCATGCGAGCCCATACGGCACGGCTATCCGCCATCCAGGGCCTCGACTTCTCGCTGGCGCTGATCGACGAGATCGGCTTCGTCCCACCGGAGATCGCCACCGGCCTGATCGCTCGCCTCGGCAAGAGGCCCGATGCTCGCGTCATCGCCTTCGGCACGCCTGGCATGACGCACGACAACCTGCTCGAGGACATGCGGGCCAAGGCCCACGTCGGAGACTTGCCGGCGGGCTTTCGCTTCGTCGAGTACGCGGCCGATCCAGGCTGCGACATCACAGACCGAGCCCAACGCAGAAAGGCCAACCCCGCCATCCGGGCAGGCTTCTTGCGGGAGGAGGCGCTCGACCTGCAGGCGGCGATGATGCCCGAGCACGAGTTCCGTGCCTACCACCTGGGCCAGCCGATCGAGGCGTCATCGCCTTGGCTTCCCTACGGCGCTTGGCAGGAGTGCATGCAGTCAGATCCGCCGCGAGACCAGACATCGGTCGTGCTCAGTGTCTGGGGCAACTACCACCGCCGGGTTGCCGTCGTCGGCTGCACGCTGGACGGCTCGGTGTTCTTCGGCTGGGAGGCAGAGCGGGCCACCGACGAGGAGCTCGAGCAGGTGCTCGTCTCGGCCATGGAGCAGTACGACGTGCGCGAGATCGTCCACAAGCCGCACGTCCGGCTCAGCCTCATGGGGCGGTTGGCGGACAACGGGCTGCCGGCCGTTCCCTGGCCGGCGGCCGGCAAGTTGACCGACGTCGAGACCGACTCGACGGCGGCGCTCTATCAGACGATCGTCGAGGGTCGCCTGGGCCACGACCACCACCCGATCCTGACCGAGCAGGTCTCGAGGCTGACGGCGCAGGTCGACCGCCGTGGCAACCCGCGGCTCGTGGAATCGTCCGATGCCGACGTGGCGGCGGCGCTGGCCATGCGCGCGGCCTGGTGGCGAGCCCGCTGCCTGGCCGAGGAGGACACGGGAGAGGAGGTCGTGATCTATTGAGGGCAGATAGGTGGTGGGTGGAAGCCAGAGTGGCTAGATGGGAAGACAGATGGGGCATGACGCCGGAAATCATGTTCCGTGTCGATCAGCGCGAACGCACTGCGCGCCGCGGCGACATCATTCCGTACTGTCGACTCCACCACCGACCATTGTCCGACTGTCGGCCTACAGAGCATGGCTGGGAGCGCGATGAACCACGTCGTCCGTTCACGCTGGCACGGCGCTTTCCGCCCCGTGTCCTGGGGGAGTTTTAGGGAGGTGGGCTGATGGGATGGAGACCGTGGCGCCGTGACGTCATGCGCCAGGAGGAGGAAGAGGACTCTCCCTTCTCGGATGCCTTCCAGACGCAGATCGACTCCTTCTGGTCGGAGCTCGCCGGGACGTCCGTCTACTTCTCGCCGACCCTGATCGAGCGCGTCTGGGTGGCCGAGCGCTGCATCCAGATGAACGCGCAGCAGATCGCCTCCATGCCGCTGCGCCATCACGGCGCCTCGGATGAGCCTGCCTGGGTGGCCAACCCCGATCCCGTCTGGTACCCGAACGGCATCGGCGACGCCGTCTTCAGTTGCATCTGGTCGCTCTACGGCTACGGGGACGCCTTTTGCTACATCACCTCTCGCTACGCGAACGGCTTTGCCAGGGGCTGGACGGTGCTCGACCCGGCGCCGATGTCGGTCGAGGTCAAGCGCGGCAAGCGGGTGTACAAGACCGGCTCGACGCCGCTCGACGAGGACAACATGATCCAGATCTCGCGCAACCCGCGGCCGGGCTCAGTCCGGGGAACGTCGGCGCTCAAGTCCTTCGCAGGCGCGGCCTACGGTCTCATGGCCGCCTCCGATCTCGGCCGGGTGATGATGGCGGAGGGCGCCGTGCCCAACGCCGTCCTGAAATCGGCCAAGAGCATCAATCAAGAGCAGGCAGAGGCGATACAGATGCAGTGGATCAACCGCACGGCGGTGCGCCGCGGGGCTCCTGCGGTACTGCCGCCAGGACTCGACTTCGAACTGCTCTCCTTCTCGCCTGCGGATCTGCTGCTGCTCGATGCCCAGGAGTTCAACTCGCGGATCATCGCCAGTGCCTTCGGCGTGCCGGCGATGTTCCTGAACCTCGCCATCGAGGGCGGGCTCACCTACCAGTCTGCCTCCATGGCCGGGGAGCACTGGTGGCGCTTCGAGCTCCGGCCGATGGCGAACTTCCTGGCCAAGGCATTGTCTTCACAGATGCTGCCCCGCGACTCCTGGGTGGAGTTCGACGCCCGGCACACGATCGCGCCCACCTACAAGGAGTTCATCGACTCGCTGACCCAGATGTACGAGAAGGGCCTCCTGCAACTGGAGGAGGCCCGCGCGCTGCTACTCGGCATTCATCCCTCAGACCCCGATCCCATCTCCGAGTTCCTGGTGCCTCCCTCGGCAGGGGCATCACCGTCACAGCAACCGTCGAGCGTCGTTCAGCTTCGACCGACACAGGCAGGTAGCCCATGAGCGAGATCATCAAGCGGCAGGTAGTTGCCGAGCTACACCCGCAGGGCGACGGGCGGACGCTCGAGCTGCGTGTCGTTCCGTACGGCGTCGTGGCCCGTGTCTCAGACGACGGCGGGCAGACGCACTACGACGAGGTCTGGATGCCCGGCGTCTTCGAGCGCCAGACGAAGGCGCCCAACCGCGTGCTGATGAACTTCGAGCACCGCCAGGGCATCAGCGACGTCGTTGGCCGCGGCACGGAGCTGCGCGAGACGAAGCACGGTCTCGAGGGCACGTTCCGGATGCTGAACCACTCCGACGCCGACAAGGCGCTGGAGCTCGTGAACGAGAAGGTGCTGACCGGCGTGTCGCTGGAGGCAGAAGTGAAGAAGACCGTGCGCGAGGACGGCCTCGTCAAGCGCGTGAAGGCGACCCTTCGCAACATCGCGCTGACCCGCATGCCCGCCTACCCGGAGGCGACGGTGCTGGCCGTGCGCGAGCAGACGCCGGAGACCGAGGACATGCCGCAATCCGAGGAAGGCGAGGACGCAGACGTTCCCGAGACGGAGGACATGCCGCAGCCCGGCACACACGAACTCGCGGCGCGAAACGCGACCGTGGACGAGATCCTGGAGCGCGTCGGCTTTGAGCCGCTCGTCGCCAGGGCCGTCACCCGCAAGCCCTGGGACGGCTCGGCGTCGAAGTACGCGGACACGAACGCCTACTGCAAGGCATCGCTGATCGACGACAACCCGGCCGGCGAGGAGAAGGTGCAGTCCCGCTGCCACCTGCCGGTCTACGAGCCCAACGGCGACCTGAACGCGAACGCGCTGTCGGCCGCCGCCGGCAGGCTCAACCAGACGCAGTCACCGCAGAAGGCGGCAGCGGCACGCAAGCTCATCCGCCTGTACGGCCAGGCGGGCATGGAGCCGCCGCCCTCCTTGCGGGCAGCCGCCGG